GCATATGACGCAGATCAGAAAAAAGTTGTTCTTGCATATCGTGATGCAAACAACAGTAATTATGGAACTGCTAGAGTGTTTACAACAGGTTACACTCAACAAAACCTCACCTCAGAAAACTACATTGGTATATCCAAAGGTGGCGCTGTAGCTGACACCAAAGGTGCAACTGTAGATATTATTGGTGCAGTAAATGATGAGCAATCTGGCCTCACCGCAGGGCAACAGTATTACGTACAGACAGATGGAACAATAAGTGAAACAGAAGGTGATCCATCTGTATTGGCTGGCACGGCTATTTCGGCAACCAAACTAATTGTGAAAGGCTAAAAATAACTTATGCTTGGCTTTGGCCCAATAGCAGCAGCACCACTGGCCGATGATGTTGGTGTTCAAGAATATGAAATAACTGCTGATGATGGTAGTTTTACACTTACGGGTCAAGCCAATGATTTTGATGCTTCGATTGTAAGTGATAACGGTAGCTTTGTTTTAAGTGGTCAAACAGCTAACTTCACTATTACACTAGCGGCTGACAATGGATCATTTACCTTAACAGGTCAAACAACAGATTTCCCTAGAGGCTATTCCCTTGTTGCACCACAAGGTAGCTACATATTTACAGCACAAGGAATAAATAACAAATATAGCAAAATAGCTGGCGTGGGTACATTTGGCCTATCTGGTCAACCATTTGGTATTAGCAGAACTTTAACCGCTGGCCACGTATCTTATTCAGTAACTGGTCAAGATGCAGTCTTTGGCGTTAAAATAGCTGGCGGTGCTGAAGCATTTGCCTTAACTGGTCAAAATATAGCCAACAGCATAAGCAGAAGCACGGGTACAGGCTCTTTTACATTAACTGGTCAAGATATAGGTCTTTTCCCAACGGTATTCCTAGAAGCTGATAATGTCTCTTATACGCTAACGGGTCAGGCTGTTGAATTTAACCGTGGTTATGCACTTATTTCTGATGCTGGATCATTTACCTATACTTTCCAAGATATAGACATAGCGACAAATAAAACAGCTAATAATGGAAGTTATACATTAACTGGCCAAGATGTAGGGCTGTTAATAGATAATGCTTTAGTTGGCGGCACTGGCTCTTTTGCGCTAACTGGTCAGGCTAATAATTTTGATGTTTCTGATAATTTTGTAGCTGAAGTTGGTAGGTTTGTATTAGGCGGTGAAGATGCTGCACTAAAAGTAACAAATAGATTGTTAGGCGGTACTGGCACATTTACGGTTACTGGCCAAGCAACCGCATTTATTGAAACACAAGTTATAACGGCTGATGTAGCTACTTTTACCCTTACGGGTGAAGATGCTATATTAGACCCAACTATTAGTATTGCACCACAAGCTGGCACATTTACATTAACAGGATTTGCCGCTGGTATTGCAAACACAATAGACGTAAACGTACCAAATGCGTTCGTCTTAACTGGTCAGGATGCTGTATTGAGTGCTGGCCGTGCTAGACGGTTTGAATATGCTGGCGTTGCAAATGCAGCAGAATTATCGCAAGATCAACCAAATGATGCTATACTAGTCCAAGAAATAAACGAGGCCGCATAATGAGTTTTCATATTAAGCAAAATGACACTACTCCATCTTTACGGGCTGCACTTAAAAACGGTGACGGTGATGCTGTAGATTTAACTAATGCAACTTGCAGATTTCACATGAGGGAAATAGGTAAAACTGCAATTACGGTTGATTCAGCGGCACAAATAGTCACTGAGGCTACTGGGATAGTTCAATATAATTGGGTGGCGGCTGATACTGATACAGTGGGTTCATATCAAGGTGAATTTGAGGTAACATACCCAGATACTACAATAGAAACATTTCCTAATAATGGATACATTAGAATAGAAATAACAGATGATATTACTTAGGCTAATATAATGCAAAAAGAAGATTGGCATTTATCTAAAGCAATACCAATTAGTTTCATAATGGCGCTAATATTACAATTTATCGCTTTGGTGGTTTATATGTCCAATATGAATAATGATATTATTGTAAATGCTAAAGAAATAGCTCGCCATGAAATAGAGATTTATGAGCTGCAAAAAAGTGCTACTGAACAAGCAATTATGATGGCTAGAATGGATGAAAATCTTCAAGCCATTCGTGATATGGTAGAAACAATCGTAAAAAAATAATGCTTATGATATTGGTCTATGTGGGATATGTCTTGGCGGCAACTCCCTTTGGGTCAATACCTATGAAGGTGTGTATTTATAAAGCACCAGAAAACGTGTATACTCCTTATATAATATATCACTTACCTTGGCAGATTTGTGCTAAATTTAGGAATGTATAATGGCTATTTTAGAAAGTATTGCGGCTGCAAATGCGGCATTTAGCGTCATAAAAACTTGTCTCAGTAATGGCAAGGAAACCGCTGGACTTATAGGTGCTGTAGGAAAATTTCTTAGTGCTGAAGAAGATGTAAAAGATGCAATCAACAGAAAAAAGAATAACCCTTTAAGAACCATCGCTGGAGGTCAGAAAGGCGAGTGGGAAGAGTTCCAGTATTTAGAGAACCTCAAGGCCAAGCGTAAAGAATTAGAGAGTTATTGCCGATTGTATGCGCCGCCTGGCACTTGGGATAGATGGCAGCAATGGCAAGCGGAAGCTCGAAAGCAAAGGCAGGCCGCAAAGAAAGCACAACAAAAAGCATATGAGGAGAGATTAGAGACGATACAATTAATAACAGGTATAGTTTTGGCTATTACAGCATGTATACTTGGTTTCTATTATCTGGGACGTTATATGGGGCGTTGGTGAATGTGGTTTCTTGTTTGGATGCAATTTATTTCTGCAACAGGTCAATTTAATTATTATCAAGTCGGCACTTATGGATCAAAGGAGCAATGTGAGATTGAAAAAGTAAAGGCTAATGTTATGGTAATTAGTAGCAACACAGCGGTGCATTGCTTTGAAGTTAATAGAAACTAAGAAAAAATATATCGTTATAGACGGTAATGGTAAAATCGTTATAATAACTACTTATAAAAGTGTAGCAAAAAGATTTATTCATGGTACAGATAACCGCTAAAATTATTGATGAATTACGTATTTTACCTAGATTTATGATGCTTGCAGTAACTGTCTTAACTTACCAAGCGGTTCATTGGTTTATGAATTTACCAGATCCAAGCGTTGCCCAGAGTGGTTTAGTGTCTGTATGTATGGGGGCATTAACGGGTTGTTTTGGAATATGGATGGGGAAAGAAAGTAAAACATCAATAACACGCACACCACACTCAACCACAATAAGTAAAGAAGAAAGCTATGATAAAGCCTAAAAACTATTTGCTTGTTTTGAAAAGATTTATGGGAGCACATTAATATGATTACGCTGTTAGGTAGTTTAATCGGATTTGGCACTTCATTTTTACCAGAGGTATTAAATTATTTTAAGGCAGGGCAAGAGCAAAAGCACAAACTTCAGCAAATGAAGCTTGAGTTCGAGTTAATGGAAAAACGCAATGAGATGACCTTGCGGTTGACTGATATGAAAGCAGAAATACAAGAAACAAAAGGGTTATATGAACATGCTAGTATGGATGCAGGAGGTTTTATTAACGCACTTCGGGGGTCTGTCAGACCTATTATTACTTATGTTTTTTTTGGCCTTTTCATTGCCGTCAAAGTCACGGCTTTAATGTCTCTGATGAAAGATGGAAACGATCTGGCAGGGTCAATAAATTTAATTTGGGACGATGCAACATCTGGCCTGTTTGCAGCTATTATTAGTTTTTGGTTTGGCGGCAGGGCAGTGTCAAAATATATGAAAGTTAAACCTTAATGAAAAAGATACTATGGAAAAGTTAAAGACATTTTATAACGGCTTAATTGAAAAGCACGGGAAAAGAAAAGTATATATTTTAACAGCAATTGTTGTTATTGTTCTGATTGGTCTAATTACACAATAGGTATAATTATGGAAGATAACTTTGGTAAATGCCTAGAAATAATCCTTAAACATGAAGGTGGATATGTAAATCATCCAAAAGACCCAGGTGGAATAACTAATTTGGGCATCACTAAAAGAGTTTATGAAAGTTGGGTTGAGAGAGAAGTATCCAAACAGGAAATGAAGGATTTAACACCAGAGATAGTTACACCAATATATAAAAAGAAGTATTGGGATCGATGCCATTGTGATACCCTTAGTGCTGGTTTAGATCTTTCTGTTTTTGATTGGGCTGTTAATTCAGGGAGTGGTAAGCCAGCAAAAGCAGTACAGAAATTTGTGGGTGCAACTCAAGATGGAGTGATAGGTAAAAAAACCTTGTCTCTGATTGCAAATTATAACGCCAAAGACATAGTAGACTATCTATATGATGTTAGACAGAAGTATTACGAAAGTAGAACTACATTTGAATATTTCGGTAATGGCTGGACTAAAAGAAATAAACATACCTATGAAGTATCTTTGAAAATGCTAGGATAATTAATCTTTATATTTTCTTTCATTCCAGTGGTGTATTCTGTGACAATTAGCACATAAAACAATACATTTTTTCACTTCTGCGTAAGCTCTTTTATACATACCTTGGTTAATAAACAGACTTACGTCATTCTCTTTTTCAGAACTATCTTTATGGTGAAAGTCTAAAGCCGCTGGATGACTAAATCCACACTGTTCACATTCAAGACTAGCTTTAAACTCTCTCCATTTCTTCTTATGCTTTTCCCTATTTTTTCTTGTGCCTTCAATGACTTTTTCTTTGTTCCTACGATACCACTTAGCACCGTAAGCTTTATGATAAGCTTTCTTTTTTTCCTCATCCTTCCAGGGCAAGGTATGTCCCAACGTTGGCTACGTTGGGCAAAGTTTATCATATTATTTACAGGTCAGAAAGCTCTAAAGGTCTAGGCATAGGCTTTACAAGCTCATTAGAGGCGTGTGGAGTACCCTTACAGTGAATCAGCACTGCATCATGGTGCTGTTGCATTATATCAAACATAGCGCTCTTAGAATAGCTGCAAGCGTCATAGCTAGGGAATAGTATTTGGTGCGTTAATGGTTCACCTTGAACAAAGTAAGTCAGCACCATGAATGTGTAATATTTAATCATTGTTTTTTTTCTCTCCTATGTTAATTTAACTGTGGCAACACCCTGTTAAATTTTTCACTATTTTTTCATATTCTGCTCCAAGGGTGTTGCTTTTATATTCTCATTTGATAATATTTGTTTTGGGACAGTTTTCCGTATTAACAATTTAGCAAAGAAAGGGCTTACTTTTAGCTTTTCTTCTACCTAAAATTTGTTGTATGTGGTGTGTCAGTAAAAGCTGTCCCACGAATATCTTTTATAATATGCTCACAGATAACCCTGATTGCATCAGTTTCAGACTTGGATGAATTAGGATTAGCGTCTAATGCAGCACAAAGCCTAATAATTCTTTGCATATAAAGCACTAAGTTTTCTTCAGTCACTGTATCACCATAAATTTATCTATATTTATTGCGGCCAGTGCCATCATAATGGCAAACAATACAGCTATCCATTTCTCTTGCCGATCCATTTTCATTATTATTTCTCCTTATATGACACTAGAGTATTCTAGAAAATTATAGAAGTCAAATAGATTTTTCTTGCATATGATAGAAAACCTGTTAAATATTCTAGATATGACTAAACAGAAGGTATAATATATGAAACAATCAAGGCAAATTAATGTTCACTTAGACAGTGAATTAGTAGCTGGTTTAGACGTATTATATGATAGAATGAAGATTACCAAAACAGCAGCGGTAACGATTGCAGTAAGTAAACTTCTGAAAGAGTATGATATTCAGGTGGAAAAACCGAAAGCTGATTAATGGTAAATTCTAGAGCAAAAGGAGCACAATTCGAACGCGCCATAGCTGGTTTTCTTACGGAGGAGTTATGTGGCCCAGATGAGAAGTTTGTTAGAGATTTAGAGCAGTATAGACAAACAGATCATGGTGACATTATTGCTCAGAATATGGAAAGATGGCCTTGGGTAATTGAGTGTAAGAGATATAAATCAGGCGATAAAATGCGTCCTGAATGGTGGGAACAGGCAAAGAAAGCAGCAGACAGGGTTGGGCGGTGGCCGTGTGTCATATACAAATTCGATCATAGAGACACAAGGGTTGTAGTCCCTTTGAATGTTGTGATGGGTGAAAATGAGGATAATGGTCTTGTCTGCGTCTTAGACCTAGAGGGATTTGTTTATTTAGCGAGGGAGTTAATATGAGAACCAATGAATTAAGCAATAAGGAATATCACCAACATAAGGCGATAAGTAGTAGTGATGTAAAAGTGGTGGCTAATAAATCACTGGCGCATTGGAAGGGTCAGCAGAATAAGGAAACCGATGCTATGCAATTGGGGACAGCTTGGCATGATCTGGTCTTAGAGGGTGGTAATAATATTATGAGAGGGCCAAACGTAAGAAAAAATACAAACGTTTGGAAAGAAGCTGAAGCACAAGCTGAGACACTTGGCAAAACATTATTAAAGTCTGATGACTTTGACACAGTTAAAGGTATGGCTGACAGTGTAGAAGATCATCCCAGAATAGCGGAAATTCTAAAGCATCCTGGTGCAGTAAAAGAAGAAAGCATTTTTGTTAAGTGCTTAGATACAGATTTAGAATTACGCTGTAGACCTGATTTATATATTGAAAGTGAAGGGATTTTATTTGATTTAAAATCAACTGTAGATGCTGCACCAAACAAGGGTGGTTTTGAAAAAAGCTTTTGGAATTATGCGTATAACTTACAATGTGCTTTTTACCGTTATGTATTAGCGTTGGAAGGCATTTTAATTAAAAAGGTATTATTTGCTTGCACCGAAAAGCAACCACCTTATGCCACTTGTTTATTCGAGATTTCTGATGATGTGCTGGACTATTCACACCACAAAATGATGAATGTTTTGCACAGAATTAGAGAAGCAGAGGAGCGTAAAGCCTATGGGACTGGCTGGCCTTCTGTTAATACCATTCATTTACCAGAATGGATAAATCAAAACTAAGAAAGGAAAAATAATGCAACATACAATCAAAAACGTTGAGGCGCTTTGGCCTAGAATTAATCAAACTTATAAGTTTAGCTCAGAAGAAAAAAGATCTGTGCCTTGTAATGCCTTAGATCAAAATAGTGCTTATGAGATGTCATTTAAGATGACACAGCAGCAAGCCAAAGAGCTATTTGCAGAAATGCAAAAGGCTTACAGTCTAAAAAGAACTGCTGAACCTACATGGCCAGAAAAGCTAGAGATGCCATTTAAAAAAGATACACGCGATGGGGAAGATAGTGGTCTTTACATTGGTAAGTGTAAATTAAAGGGTAATTATAATGGGGAAGCAACACCCAAGCCTAAACAATATGATAATAAAGGAGACCCATATGGCGATGATTTTATGCTCACCACTGGGTCAAAAGTAAATATAGCAGTTACCCTAGTACCTTATTCAATGGCTAATTCTGGTGTCTCTCTGAGGCTCAGAGCGATACAAGTACTAGAATATAAGGAAATGGAAGCATCTAATCCATTTGCTGATGATGTACCATCTACACCATCTGCTGATCCTTTTAAACTTACTGCTGAAGTAGACCCGTTTTCACCAGCTAAGAAAGCCGAAGTAAAGCCAGAATTAGATGATGAAATACCTTGGTAAAGTAAATAGCCGCCATTGGGAGGAGTGGCGGCTATTCAAGAGAGAATATCAAACCCAGAAAGAAAATAGTCAGGTTTATAAGGGAATTATAGCATATGGGAAAAAATAAACAAGATTTAATAGCTTACTGGAGTGAGTGGGCTGAAATAATAATTTCAGCATATGACATGCAAAAGCATGGGAAAGAATATAAAGGTACTTGCCCTGTTTGCGGTGGTTATGACCGATTTCATATAAAAGATATAGATGGTGTTATTAGATTACATTGTAGAAAAGGTTGTACTTTTAAGGAAATTACAAACCAATTACAGAAATTGCAGTGCTGGCCAACTGTAGCTAGTAGTCCTAAATTGGAGATAGATAATACAGTCAAGTTTGAGGTAGTCAAAAAAGAAGGTCTTTATCACGATAGAAAAGGTGTCCCGTTGATGGGGGCTAAGATTATTGATGATAAAGTAAAAATAGAAATTTATAAGAATAATAAGATTGTAGGCTACCAAACAATTACACCAGATGGAGAGAAGCGATTTAATAAGCAGCTAGATAAGGAAGGTGCTTACGGTGTCATTAATGCACCAATGACTGATACTTGCTATATTGGTGAGGGATGGGCTACATGTGCATCTGTAGCACATAGCACTAATAAATGTGTTATATGGGCTTTGGATAGTGGGAATTTACCTAAAGTAGCCAAAGCAATGCAGCAACTATTTCCAGATACTCATTTTGTCGTGGCTGCTGACAATGATCCACCAGGACTAAAATGCGCTGAAGAAACTGGTTTACAATATAAAGCACCTAAAACACCTGGTATGGATTGGAATGACGTCCATTTAATGGAAGGCGAGCAATCAGTTAAAAAGCAGTTAAGCAGTATTAAGAAACCAAAGCCTCTATTTGTACAGATAGGAGAATTGGAGTTTAGGCGTCCTCAGTGGATCATAGAGGGCTTGCTAGAGCAACATAGTTTTGCAGTGTGTTTTGGCGCGCCAGCGGCTGGAAAGACGTTTGTGACGCTTGATATGGCGCTGTGTGTGGCTTCTGGGTCTGACTTTCATAATCATAAAGTAAAGAAGGGTGCAGTTTTTTATATTGCTGGTGAAGGTCATAATGGTTTTGCTAGACGTGCAGCAGCTTGGTCTAAAGAACGAAATATTACCCTCAAGGGTTTACCATTCTTTAAGTCAAATAACGCTGTTGTGCTGACAGAAGAAGACGCAGTAGAGCGATTACTGAGCACCATAGACACGATGGTAGACAAATTTGGTAGCCCTGAGTTGATTGTATTTGATACCCTTAATAGATCGATGGGTGGCGATGAAAATTCTACTAAGGATATGTCGATGTTTATCCAAGCGATTGATAGGGTAAAAAACGAATATGAATGTACTGTATTAGCCGTCCATCACACTGGCCATAGTCAAAATGCTAAAGATAGGGCTAGAGGCTCATCAGCTTTACTTGGCGCTGTAGACGCAGAATTTAAAGTGGAGAAGTGGGGCGGTGATAAAGTAGAGGTTAGCTTTACTAAAATGAAGGACGCCCTGACACCAGAGCCAATGAACTTTATTCACAAAAATATTGACCTGATTGATGCTGATATGAATGAGGCTCAATCTCTAGTGTTAGAACAAACTTCAGAGATAAGAAATGATGCTTCTGAAGACGGTTTTGTGGGGGAAATTATAAAGCAAGAAATGGAGAAAATAATGCAAAGGACAGGTCAAGATTGGGTGTCTAGAAGTGAGGTCAAGCGTGAAGCGGCTATAGCTACTAAAAAATCGCCAAGGCAAATTGATAGGACAATTAAGGACATGATTGACAATGGAATTATACCCTATGAAAACAATAAGTTACAAATTTCTTGGACAAGCTAGGACAAAATTTGGACATGGTTTTGTCCAAGGAGTTTACTTTGGACAGTCAGGACACACCCTTAAGGGTGTCCAAATGTCCAAACTGTCCAAACTGTCTTTTGACCTGTTGGTGATAGATGATTAAGTTTTTTACAAATAAGGATCATTTGGATAGGGCAAAAAAACGATCTGAATATATGCAATACAAAACTTCTTTTACAGGTGGTGAAAGATCAGCGCATGGCGCTTTAGCAGAAATAGTTGTGCATGAATTTATTGGCGGTAGTCATGATAATACTTTTGATTATGATATTCTTGCACCCAATGGATGGAAGGTGGATGTAAAAAATAAAGTCATTAGCAAAGAGCCAAAAGATTATTACGAAGTATCAATTATGGGAAATAATGATAAACAAGAATGTGATTATTTATTTTTCACTATGATGCCAAAGAACGGAAGTATTGTTTGGTTATGCGGTGGGTATTTAAAAAAGATATATATGCAGATAGCAGAGTTTAAAGCTAAAGGTAGTTATACAGGTAATAATAATCTTTTATTCAAGCGTGATAATTATGTCATGACTTTAGGTCAACTTGATGATGCTCGTCTGGCAATAAAAATACTTACCAATGATATATTGAAAGATTACGTTACAACTGACCTAGCTAAGAAATTACAGAATATTAAAACACTTGATGAATTATATGGGTTTGCCAACAGGCGCAAAGTATTAAATGTCGATCTTCCCAAATGGACGGAAGAAGAACGGAAGATAATATTAATGAGAAAATACGAACTGGAGAAACAGAATGTTAAAAAGAAGTGAGGCATTAGATAAGGCTAAAGAGCTTATTAATGGAGACCGTGCTAAAGAATATGGGGATGCACACGATAATTTTAGTAGGATAGCTACCATGTGGTCAGCTTATCTTGGTCAGGATGTTGACGCTGCTGACGTGGCGGTAATGATGAATTTACTTAAATGCAGTAGATTAGCTCACCAGAGAAAGGATGATAGCTTTGTTGACGCATGTGGATACATGGCTTTAGCATGTGAGCTATGTTCAGACAATTAATGGTGTGGTAGACTTGACGCATAACATAAGGGTATACATAGGAGTATATACATGCTGGCAGTAGTTAATTTCCCTGAGTATCAAGATGAAAGCTTACCATTGGAAAAAGTAGAAGCAGAAGTAGATGAACTCTTTAACTATATGGATAGTCGATTAGAGGAAGGTTCAGATAGTACTGATGTTCTGGCGGCTATGATAATTGTGATAAAATTAATTACTGAACAACAAGGAAACCTGGAGCTTGTGCATTAATGGTAATGTCATTTAAGTTCACATCTAATTCAAAGATAGTAAATGCTAAAATGTCTAACATGGTGGCTAGGCAAACACCGTTTGCTATTTCCCGTGCATTAAATGAAAGTGCAAAGACGTTAATCAAGAAAAATAAACAAGATATGCAAATGATCTTTGATAGACCCGTAGCGTTTACCTTAAATGCTTTCTTCTTCCGATTTGCAAAGAAGGGGCAAACATCAGTTAAGATCAGACGTAAAGATAAAGCAGTCGGTAAGCACTATCTAGAAGTTCAGGAAGATGGTGGACTACGGCCACAAACGGGAATGGAAAAAGCTTTTGCAATGAACTTACCATATTCTGGATTATTACAACATCTTATTCCAACTAAGGCTGCACCAAAAAATAAAGCTGGTAATATGTCACCAGGGTTTAGAAATAAAATGATGTCAGCTATGCAAGTGGCGCGTGATCCACAGATGCGTAATCGCAGCAAGGGAAAACAATTCTTTGTACCAGCAGAGACGCACCCATTAGGTCAAGGACGTAGGGCTGGTGTTTATATGCGAACAAGTGCTGGAAATGCAAAGAAGATGTTAAACTTCATACCAAACAGGATCAGTTACACACCACGATTGAAATTTGAACAGCGTATGAACAAGTATGCAAGGATAATTTATCCAAAGAAGCTAAAGGCGGCAATGAGATATGCTCTGGCAACTGCTAAACTACGATAAACTAGGTTCTTCTACGTATACCCTTGCTACGGGTAATTCGGAC